ATTTTATGGGGGCAGTCATTAATCGCAGCAATTGGAGATGATCCTTGTACGCGCCGAACTGGGATTATTTCAATTAACTGTATGGCTCGCTTAAACACTCATGAAGTGGCAATCACACAGCTTGCTGATGCTTGGCTAAACCACTTTGAATATTACACAAATGGGCAATTAGAAATACTACAAGGCCAAGTGCAGAACTTGGGAGATAACACAGACTTTGTACAGTACAATGTATCAGTACAATTTAGAGTTAATTAAAAATCATGAAAAGTAAAAGCCTATCTATTGCACTATTATTATGTTTATCGAGCAACGCGTTTGCTATTGCAGAAACTGCCCCTACGCCTACCGAAATTTCTAATGGAATATATTGTGAGAACATTGGTAAAGTTGCTTTTTCTACATTTAACGCCAAATGGGCTAATGTTAGTAAGGATGCAATAAAATTAGTATTTACAAGTTTTCTAGGTGACGATTATAAAGATGATGTGAGTGATGCAGTAGATAAGGTCTATGATTTTCCAGAAGTAACCGAAAAAGATGAAAATAGTATGCTTGCTATGGTGAATTTTCCACGCCAAGTTGAGGAGGAATGTTTGGGAGCTAAAAATGAGCCAAAACAATAATAATGATAAGTTTAGTGGTGCATTTAGTGAGTAATTTAAACAAAATAAAAGGTTTAATTGCCTGAATTTACCCAATAAACCTTAACTACTTTTAAGCGAACCTGTCCTTAGCGACAGGTTTTATTGTTTTCAAACTAGGAAAAATGGACAAAAACCCATTTTTTCAACTGAAAGAATAAGCCTTGCAGCAATGCAGGGCTTTTTTGTTGCCTGAGATTCAGGCGAACACTGGCTAGGTTGATCCCCGAAAAGCACACTTTTCATGTTCAGTGTGCCTGCCAGTTCTTTTCTATGAACATGAGTAAGTAAGAGGAAATCTTATGAACATGATGACAACATTGAATTTACGGGCTTTAGTCACTAACAATAATGGTGAGCCAAAGACAACAAGTTATGCAGTTGCTCAAGCATTTGGGAAACGACACTCTGATGTGCTTCGATCAATAAAAAATATGAAGTGCTCTACAAAGTTCCGTGAGCGCAATTTTGCGTTTACCTTAGAAAACAAGAAGATAGGAAATACTAAGCGACAAACAGGCTTTTACCAAATGACAGAACGGGGCTTTATGTTCCTTGTTATGGGCTTTAATGGTGAGAAAGCTGATGCAATTAAAGAACAATTCATTGATGCATTTGAGTGGATGGCCAACCAATTAAGCCAAGCATTTCAGTCTAAGTGGGCTCGTTATAACCACGTTACCCATGAATACAAAACAAGAAAAGAACATATTAGCTGTTCGGCACGTGATATGCGCGCGTGGCGTGATGATAAGACAGTCTATGAGAGCGAAATCTCACAATTAGAAATAGAACTTCAGCCTTCACTTCTTCCTTTAAAGGGTGGCATTTGAAATGTGACCCTTAATAAACAAACCACGCCCTCAATTCGAGGGCTTTTTAATGCCCGAAAATTAAGGAGTAAGCCATGTCGAGTGGTGCAAAAATCCGCCTCTATTATGCAGAGGAACAAACACCTGAAGTATTACCAACAACGCCAGTATGGAAAACGGTTCGTCGAGTGACTGATGGTTTAACCGAAAACGTTACAACTGAAACTTCAACTAGTGTTGCAGATACACGCTTCCGTCAAGGTGGCATGGCGACTGAAGCAGAAATCACAGGCTCATTAGAAGTTGAATTATCCATTGGATTGTTCGATGACTTCTTGTCTGGTGTAGCGTTAAATAACTGGACTAGCGACGTATTAAACTTCGGTGGCGATGTCCGTAAAACATTTACATTTGTTAAAGTCTATTCCGATATCAACCAAGTCTTTATTTATCGTGGTGTTCGCATTAATGAATTCACGATGTCGATTGCGACTACTGGAAAAATCACTGCGACATTTGGCTTGATGGGCACTGTGTTTGAGCGAACTACGACTAATCCTGTGGTTAGCCCACTTCCAGTTCCTGAAACAGTTCTTGTATCTGCGTTGAACGTTGGCGACTTAACAGTGAATGGTGAAACGGTGGTTGGTACTGCTTGTATGCAATCGCTTGAACTCACAATCAACAACAACATGGAAGCGATTCGCTGTATTGGCTCTCAGAAGCTTACAGCAACGACTTATCTCGAAAAGATAGTAGATATTACCTTGAACACTCAATACATGTTCTCTGCGCAATCGGCTGGCTATATCGACTACATCAAGTCTCGCGATACGATGCCTATTAACTTCTCCATTGAAGATAAAGACGGCAATGGATATGCGTTTGAGTTCCCACAGTTAGAAGTAGCCGAAGCTAATCATCCAGATGGCGGTGGTGAAGATACCATTACTATCGACATCAATTACAACCACATCCGTGTTTCACCAATCATTACCCGTGTGATCGCACCTGTAACGCCTTAATTCTGATTTGGCAGCTTAATTGCTGCCTTATTTTTGGAGATATAAAATGGCTCTTGAAGTCAATATTCAAAGAAATAAAGACGTCAGTTTGTGGCGCGAATATAAAGATGCAGAAGGCAATGTATTAGCCGAGTTCAAGATTCGTGGAATTAGCTATAAGCCTTACCAAGTCGCATTAGAGCGGGTAAACAACCAAATCACATCTAAAGGTTTTGATGTTGCCTTAGCCTCTAAAGAAGATAAACTTTATCATGAGCTTTTACTGGAAGCCGCTGCATGTCATCTCATTGAAGACTGGAAAGGTGTGGTATTCGTAGAAGTGAACGCTGATGAAGAACAGGTAAAAACTGAACCGCCTTACAATGCTGAGAATGCGACGAAGCTTCTTAATATGGGTGATTTGGGCATTTCTATTTGGTCATTCATTCGCAAAGAATCTGAAAAGATGCAGAAAGAAGCAGATGCATACAAGGATGAAGTTGTGGGAAAGTCACAACCCTCTACAACTACGCCAACAAATTCGCGGGCCTCACGGACCACGAAAAAAAGCAAAGAGAAGCGCTTGGAGTAAAGCTGCCTGATCCTCCTAAATATTCCTACACTGCAAACGCCATTCTTTCAGCCTATAACACCATTGCTCGTTCTAGACGATACGAGCAGGGGGTTCCATTGGCTATTGATATAGCTGCGATCAATTCTTACGTAGAGCAGTATGACTTACCAGTTGAACGATTCATCTTTAATGACTGCATCTTTACGCTGGATAACTTGTTCTTGGATGAAGCGCATAAGAGGGCTAATAAAAAAGCACCTTAGGGTGCTTTCTTTATAAGAGTTTATCAGAATCTACTATTTGAGCTTCCTTAACTCTTTCTGAATTCAGTTTAACCAATCTACTCATTTCATTTTTTAGAATCTTATTAACTTGAAGTCTATGTTCTAAATACTGTTTAGTTTGATCATCGATTGTGGAGGAATTTGACAGGGTTTCTTCTAATTGGGCAATTGATTCATCGTAATTGCTTACCAAGCCTGCACAGTAAGCCGCAAGGAAAAAATTCATGTTCTTTTGAAAAAAGTCAGGGTCAACACTTTTATTTGTAAAAGAATCTTCAAGGCGCTGAGTAATTTCAGCATTAATTGAGCGGTTATTTTCCTTTGCTGCATCTGAGATCTTTCCGCGAAGTTCTTCAGACCAGCGCAACTTGTATTGTGGATCTTTTTGATTTTCGCTCATAAAAATAAACCATATACCGCAAATTTAGAATACTCGAATAATAGAGTACCTCTATGATGTTGACAATGGCATAAAAGAGGTACATAATTAAAACGTACCTAAATGATGTGTTAGAGGTTTTTATGAGAGTGCAAAAAGGACACCAATATAAATTACGTTTTTTAGATGATGCATATTTAGATGCGTTAAAGCAAAAAGGCAAAGAGGAGGACAGATCACTAAATTATTTAATTAACCAAGCTATAAAAGAATTTATAGCTAAGCAACAGCAGGGTGCGAAAGCATGAAAATTAACAGGCACAAAAAAACCTTGCCCGACTACCAATCAATGCAAGGTTTAGCTGTGTCACAGAGGACTAATAACTATGGGTACTATACCATTCCAATTTAAAAGTGACAAGGTTCCAGACCTTCTAGACCTTATTACTCAAACTCCAGATGCTTTATTTGAGAAAGTAGCTTGTAAAAGAATTGCTGCCACAAATGAAGAAGAGAGCTTTCTTGAAAATGTAAGTAAAGCTGCCGAGAACGCAAATACACCAGTATTAATGGGTATTAGCGCAATCGGTGAATTACTTGCTCATGTAACAGATGAAGTTCGAATAGAAGCCATTAATGATATTGGCTGGCTAATCCATTCACTAGGTATGCAAGCTAATGCAGTTTGCAAACTTAAAGAAGATGCAGAAGTTCTACTTGCTGAGAGTAGAAAAATCAAAATTGCTTCGGTAAATGGAGGGCTAATGTCATGAGCAATTTATCTGTTTTCAACTTCAATCAAAATGAAGTGCGCACCGTTTTAAAAGATGATGGTGAAATTTGGTTTGTTGCTCCTGATGTGGCAACAGTTTTAGGCTATCGCAACGCACCTGATATGGTACGCAATTTAGATAAAGATGAAGTAAGTACTACGCAGATTGTGCGTAGTAGCTCTGGTGGCAATCCTAACATAACCATCATTAATGAATCTGGTCTTTACTCAGCAACTTTAAAAAGCCGTAAACCAGAAGCAAAACAATTTAAGAAATGGGTCACCTCTGATGTTTTACCAAGCATCCGTAAAAATGGTGGTTACATTGCTGGGCAGGAAAATGATGATCCCGAGTTAATCATGGCTAAGGCCTTGCAAGTCGCCAACAATGTAATTCTTCGCAAGACTCAAGAATTACAGCAAGCTCAGATTGATCGAGACCATGCTATTGCCACAAAAGCCGAAATCAGTGATAAGAAAACAGCTACTGCTATGGCAACTGCTTCTGTTAAGAGTCGTCAGGCTGAGAAGTTGAAAGAACAGCTAGGGGAATCTAGAAACTATGCTTCTGTTAAGGCAGTTGAAAAGGCTACTGGTGGAAACTTCAATTGGCGTGAACTAAAGAAATGGTGCTTAGATCATGGTAAGAAGATTAAAGACATTGCTGATGCTAATTACGGATCTGTGAAGATTTACCATAAAGATGCATGGAAAGCAGTTTATGATATTAATCTGACTGATTATTTTGCTACCTAGGACTGACTACCTGAAAGTCAGTCAGTGAATGAAAAGCCGCTATATAAAGTGGCTTTTCATTGTTAAATTACTTTATAAAATCTAAAACAAATACATGGGCAAAGCATGACTGAAAGTAAAAGCACTTTGAAAAAAGGCCTCAGAATGGAGTTAATTGGATTTGAAGATAGTTCAGTCCGTGATCAATTAGTTTCTATATTCAATAAGCTTCTTTACCAATTCTCGGAATTAACAGATGTTTCAGCTTTGGAAGGTATTAGTTTCTGTCTCACCAATGAGCTTTATGCTGATAAACTTCGGAGTCTAGACGAAAGACTTGCACCTTCTAATGATGAAGGCGTTGGCATGGCAATGACTGTTGATAAAATAGACGGTGAATTTGGACGCAATTATATCATTATAAATTGTCATTACTTGGAACTAGAACATCTGATTGAAGAGTTTCAAGATAAGACAACTAAAAAGAAGAAAAATGAAGTTGTGAACCAATTGGCTTATGTCCTCTTCCATGAAATGTGCCATGTGGGAAACAATGTTTTCCTGTTTGAATACTATAAAGACTTTGCAACAAAAGAAAGTTGCGAAAACTCACTTCAGGCTATGCGTCACTCAATCTCTAGATTATGTTGGGATGAATTCTTAGTTTGTAGTGAAGCTAACAGGGTTGGCGCTGATCAATTGGAACATCTTGAGGAGATACTTCTTAATGTAATGCATGCATTTGAAGGTAAAATTGAGAAAGTCTTTAAACATTATTTACTTAAGTCTTTGGATGATAGTAAATATGGAGTGTTATTTAATGATACCTTCATGTTGATTTATAACTTCTTTAAATATGCTTCTTATTATTTAGGAGATATTTATACAAAAGATAATATTCAGATTGCCGATGCAGTACTAGAGCATGAATTAGGTGAATATGTAATTCGATT